TAGAAGAGTTTTGATTTACAGCGGTAAGAGTTACTGGGGAGGTTGTATTAAAGAAGACTTGTGGGAGCCCACTAATAGTTATGTTGTTTCCAACGTCGTACTGATGGGCGCCAATAATTAAGGTAGCAACTCCAGAAGTAACTGAAAGGCTTGTTATGTTAAAAGTTCCAAGTTGGTCAATGTCAGAGGTTCCATCGGTAGACACCCAGTGCCCAACGCCTTCTTCAAATGACGAGTCGTTGTAGTCCAGCATAAGGTTTTTACCTGTGGTTAAACCACTAATGCTAGGGTTTGGTGTTCCAGCAATAGGTACTGGAACTCCCCACGTAGTAAAGTCTTTAAGGTAAGCACGTAGACCGCGAGCAGAGCCTTTTTGTGTAGCAAGGGTTACTCCGTCTCTCAACAAAATTCTGTTTTGTTGAAGTCCAAGAGCAGACTCGTAAGTCAACCCAAACTGGTTCATAGCAATTGGAATAAAGTTTCCATTAAGAGATTGTGGACTGTACTTGGTGTACAAGAGACTAGCAATCGTTTGCTCAGTGTCTAATTCAAATCCAAAGTTGGATAGGAAACTATAAAGAACGGGGTTAGACCAGTCAGAGGACGCAGTGTAGGCCTGTGAAATCTTATAGATGTCTGGTAGGTAGTTGTACATTGTCTGAGTGTTATTAAAGTTCTTTACTGAAACGCTAAAGGCAGTACCTACTTGCAACCATTTGTATAGTGTGAGGTCATAGGTAAAAATAGAGTAATAGTAATACTGCCCTTGAATCAGCCCTGTGTCGTTGTAATAGACCGGGGTAGAACTACCAAACAAAGAATTAACAATCTGTGTTCCATCCCATGGGTTGATAGGGAACCCATAAGGGTTACGAACAACTACGAGAGTAGACCATGAATTAGTTGGACTTTCCCAGTTAAGGGCAATAGAGCCATAGCCTGAAGGCTTGGCTGTAAAGGGCACAACTGTGTCCGGGCCATACTTAGATAGCCCGTAGTAGTTAATTCCATAACGGGACATTAGTTAAGTATTCCTCCCGTAGTGTTGATAGTGACACTACCAATACCGGACGCGGAAGAACTAGCAACAGTTCCAATCTCATACAGGGTAGGCAATTCATTAGCCGCACAGAGAATGTCCCCAACGGTTAAAGCAGTAGTAACTCCTATAGTTGCCACACCACCAGATGTATAAATTGCTCCAGAAGCGGCAGTTGTAGCAATTGTAAAGTTTGCTCCGGTAGCCGCGGTTATAACGCCAGACAAATTAAGTGTAGGGCCTGTGTTAGTTATGCCTGTTACATAGACCGTTTGGCCAACTGTAAAAGTGTTGGTTGCTGTGTATGTTACTGATGTAGAAGTAGCAGTTGCTCCAGTAACTGTTACGGTTACTGGGGTTGAAGAGACGTTGGCTGCAACAAGGGTATAGGTAAAGGTAGTACCCGTTACTCCAGTAATTACAACTGTTCCATTAAAAGTACTGTCTACATTAGAGACAAGAACTGTTTGGCCAACTGTTAGGTTGTGGGTTGTTGAAGTAGTTAACGTTGCGACGTTAGATGTAAGAGCCTTATTGCTGATAGTAAACGTCTGGTCTTGGTCAGCACGTACTAACTTTTTAATGCTTTGATAGGCCACGCCTTGAACACTTGAGATTGTGTTGCTTAGGGTGGCCACGGAAAGAGTCTCACCAAAATACACGTTATCAATGTAAAGGATGCTGTTAATAGCATTAGTAACGTTAGCAAGCACAGAACTTTGGCTGTACTGAGGAGAGACGGTGATGTTTACAATTAAGTAGACACCCACATACTTAGGCGGCTGAAAAGTAACTGTAGTGTTGGCAGGAGCCTTATCTACAAGATAAGCAAGGACGTTAGTAGCAATCGTATTAAAGGTAGTCGTTGGTGTTACATTGTCTCCGCCAACGCCAGCGTCCCCAAGAGGAGCAATGTAAAGGGTTACTGAAGAATAGGTGCTTGCTACGGCTGAGGCTTTTGCTACTCCGACGACCTGCACTGCAAGGTTTGAGTAGTCGGTTAAAGAGACGGCGCGGTTAATAGAACGAATACTTAATGGAGTGTTGTATCTAATAGAGTCAGTAGATTCTGGGTCAGCGCCTCCGGTGGCCGCACCATTTACTGTGTCTACTAAGTTTGCTGAGTTCGCTACTGTAAGGCCGGCAGGTACCGAACTAAAGGTAGGAACACTAATAATGTTGGTAATTGTTCCTGAAGGAACATTGCCTAAAGAGCCAAGCCCTATACGGTACGTAACTAAAATGTTTGCTCCTACAGGTGGGATACGTCCGCTGACACCATCACCAAATGAGATGTACGAGTAGTTATTAGTGTCAGTAGAAACTACAAATACTGGGTCGTATCCGGCAGAGTCAATAAGGTATTGAACCTGTGTGTACGAAACGCTGTTAATAGAGACTTTAATAGATGAACCAATAACATTTGGAAGATTAAGTTTGTAAAATTGGTTGGCCAGCCCTGTAGATGGGCCTTGAGTTTCTGGAGCATTAAGGATTGTGTACCCTTGGGTCGCGGCGACAACAATTGAGCCATTTATAGCACCAGATTTAGCAGGAACAGTGGCGGCAGCGTTAGTCTCAAAAAGAACCTGAGTAGTTGTTCCGTTTGCCGTAAGGGTAGTTCCTACCTGCGTTAAAGCGGGAAGAGTAATAGGTGAGGCGGTTGAGTTTTGAAAAGTAAGGTTGACAGTGGAAGGAACGTTTGTTGTTGGGATGTACCCCATTAAATTTGCAATTTGCAAAACACTAGCACGTTGAGAGGCCGTAGCAATAAACGATTCATTAGCGGCACGGTCAATGTAGTAGTTAATAATGTCGCCCATGTAAGCAAACAATTCAAGCAAGGTCATACCAAAGTCGGCTGGGTCACGAGAGGTCCACTGTGGGGAGAAGTTAGGTATGTTGGCAGTCATGTCCGCCAAGATGGCTGTGTAGTCCCTAGAGGTATAACTGACAGTAGGTATGTAGTTATTAACGGTTGCCATTTGGTACCTCCGAGATTATGTCTCCTGATTGATTAACAACATTTGTTTTAACTGAAACGGTTGTTGGCGTTCCACTGCTTCCATACTTATAGGTAATGTTGGCGTTAAGAACCCCATTACCATCAATTACCGCTTCTACATTTAACAGGGTTAGATAAGGAAGCCATTTGTTAAAGCCAGTAGAAATTTCTTGGTTAATCATTGTTATAGCGTTATTTGTGTTTTCAAAGGCTGTGGCGCGTACACGTGTCCCAAAGGTTGGGCGCATGACCCTTTCATTAACTAAGGTCATACATACAAGTACTACCCGGTCTTGGTAAATTTTTCCTTGGTCGGCTGTTGTAGTTACGCGGCCTGTGGCATCAAATGAGAAGGGCAACGAGATAGCCAACGTCATAGTTGTACTCCCATCCATACCGGGTAATTAGGGTCACCAGCGATAAACATGACCCATACTTTTTGTCCTACGTTAGGGACAGAGGTATGAGTGCTATGTGCTGAGTTTAATGTAACTGAGTGCGTATGACTGCCGAAAGTACTGACGACTGTTCCACTAGAAACTACTGTGTCGGTATGTGCTGTGTGGGTCGTGTTGTCGGTTACAGGCAAACAGGGTAGCGCCCAGTCTGTTTCCGCTGTACCAAGCACTTGAGGGACTTGCAGTTTTATTCTGTTTATAGAAAGAGGGTCGCCTATGTTTGTGCAGACGCCTTCGTAAATTCCATAAAAGCGCTTGTCGTAACTGAGTCCGCTATTGTCGTAGGTCATTGGATAGTAGGTATTCCCGCTAAAATTTTGTTAGGAAGGGCGTTGACACTGGTTGGTGGTGTGTAAGTGGTAGATAAAATAGGGCTACCAGACTTCCACACTGCTCCGTTTGCAACGCCTTTACTTCTATTGGTCGCTACTCCAAAAGCACCTTTTGACTGTGGGCCAATGTCACGAGTAGTGCGAATTAAGTTTGTAATAGGCTTAGTTACAGTTTGGCGCACCCCGGGAATAATGGTTCGAGTTGGCTTTTGGTTTGGGACCGGAACCGTTTTTCCGTCCGTCCATGCAATCGCTTCACCTAAAGAGTCGGAGCCTAAATGAAGGATTGTTGTATACAGTTGGGCATTTCTTTGCTCTTCAATAATGCGGTGTTCGGTGCCTAAAACCGTCCAATAGCCTGTGTACTGAGCACCTATACCCGTAAGGTAAACGGGAATGTCTGGCCTTAAAGTCGGGTCACCAACCACTTCAGCAGTTGCTCGGTATGGAAACTTATTTCGTTGTTCGGCTGCTTGGGCCTCATAAGCCGCAACAGTGGAGTTGGTAGCAACTACATGGGTGGCGTATCTGTCAAAAAACTCTGGAACAGAACGAGAACGGGTCACTTGTGCTCTGTTTTGCTGTGTAATAGCCATGGGCTTAAGGCTGGCAGAGTCCACGCCCGAGATAGCAACTGCGGCTTTGTAGTCTCCGTCGTACTCTAAAGACTGACCAATCACAGGCATAAAAGAGTAAAGTGTGGAACCGCTAGGGTTGTCTGGGTCTCTCATAGTGAATACTGGAGCAGACTCACGCGTGCTAGCGTACTCATACAACATTGGTTGAAAATAAAGTTCTGTGTTTTCTGTGCGGAGGCTATAGCCAGATTGCTTTGCTAAACGAACACACATCTCCCAATCAGTATGTCCGGCCTGAGCAACCTGTGGAAAAACTCGTGGGTGGGGCACAGCAAAACAAGCAAAACCATTTTTAGCGGCAATGGTGTTAATAATGTTATCGGCGGTCATGTTTTTGTATACACGTTGTGATTCGTTTTTCATAACCATGGATGCGCTAATGACGGTTACTTCAGTAATGCTACGTCCGGGCTGTCTATCTACAGATACGTGGTGAACATAGCCGTAAAACGTGCGTGACGCTCCTTGGTCAATAATTGAAAAGTTTACTGGTGCACCTTCTTTAATGACCTCGTGGTCCACATCCCATTCTCTAAATTGAATGGTGGCAATTTCATGCTCGTATAGGTTTTGGTAAAACGACATAGAGTAGACTGTTTGAGGTCCAGCAGTGGTGTCTGGAAAACTTACAGATACATAGTTAGACACTTGGTATCCTTAAAATAGTTCCAGCAGGTATGTTGGTTAAATCTACAGAAGGGTTAAACTCTGCAATAAGCCACCAATACAAAGGGTTTTTGTAGTACTTAGTTGCTAACTGGTCTAACCGTTCCCCTTGCGTATACGTGTGCTCATAGTAGGTAAGCGTAGCGATGTTGCTAAACTGGTAAAACACAACCGGGTTAGAAGCGCCGTTTAACGTCTTTGCAATAAAATCAACTGTAGAGTACTCATACCTAGAGCCTTTATAGATAGCCATTAGAACCCCGCATTAGAGTTAGCAATACGTGAGAACGCATTAAAGGTAACTTGAATCTCAGTGTGAATAGGAATCATGTCTTCTGTAAAAGTGGTGTGTGTAACACTAAGGTTTTCTACCCAACCCACATAAGAGAGGCTGTCAGGGTTAGGACCAAATTGAATAGCAATGGGGTTCGGCTGTAAGAACCCAATGTCTGCCGTGACTCTGTTTAACCCATTAGCCCAGTGCTGGCCATTTTGTCCAGAACTGTTTAACATCCTAAGAATGTACTCAACATCGGCCATCGTCCCTTTACGCATAAGTTCATCTATTTGGTCTGAAGGATTTTGCTTTGCTTTAGTTGGGTACCCTTGGTTGTAGTAAGTAGTGGCTACTTGCGAGTAATCTACCTTAGACCCTGCAACAGCCAAGCCTTTAAGGCAAGCAAAGTCATTTACTCTGTCAATGGTTATGCCAAATTGTATGGCTTCCATGGCTGTAAAGAGAGAACTTTGCGCGACTGCTTTATCTAGATTACTAGGAACAACGTTTGAGTTTCTTGTAAGAACGTTGGTTAAAGTTGATGGGTTCCATAAAAATTGAAAGCCCCACGCATCATCTGTCTGTGTGAGCGGCCCCGCTGTGTATTGAGGGTCAGTTGTTGCGCCCGGGTTAGATGGGGTCGTAACAATAGAGGTACCTGACGCTTTGTAGTTTGGGTTCGTTGTGTCGTAACGAAACATGATGGCTCTACGGGTAGCGTGGTTAATTGTTTTAGACGCAACACCTTGACTTAGATAAATGCTGTTGTGGTCTCTGTAGATAGTGTTATTAAGAACTCCCGGAGAAATAGGAAGGCTCCAAAGATGCGGTGGCAAGTTGTATTTAGTATCCCCCGCAGTTACATAGAAGGCTGCTTTGTCTGGTTTAGGAGCAGGCTTTGTCTGTGTGGCGCTTAAGTTTGACAATAAAGTTTTGTTATTTGCAATAGTTACCGAAGGTAAAAACGATTGTTGCGTTCCTTTTAACTTTAAGTACTTATTAACAGCAGCCTGTTGCTGTAATTGATACAGGACTTGTGGGTCCATTTTAGAGGTGTCAAGAGGCAAAGAAGTTTTACCAGAGTTTAGTGGTGTTGGTGTTCCCATTATTTTTTACCTGCCTGATGCAGCATTTGTGTTTTCTTTAGTTCAGCAACGACGGACGCCCCTGCGGTCTTTGGGTCCGGAGAGTATACGTGTGCTCATAGTAGGTAAGCGTAGCGATGTTGCTAAACTGGTAAAACACAACCGGGTTAGAAGCGCCGTTTAACGTCTTTGCAATAAAATCAACTG